TTTCTTTTTGACTTGTAGCAAGTGTGGTATCTTCGGTCGGGTGAACACTCAATCTTTCCCTTCCTGCATGCCAGACGAGTAGCTTAATGTTTTGAGAGGGCACACACTCGTCACTAGGAGTAAATACTCCTCCCTCTCCAGCCTGCGCCACACCCATATTTCCGAGGTGGATGGGGAGCACGCCGGACTCCAGCAGGATTTGCTGCAACACAGGTAATGGCAATTTCTGTGAAGCCCCGATCACGGAGTTTATACCTAAAATATATTTGTAGCAATCAGAACGACGCACAGTATCGTAATCCTCAAGAGTTACACGCACTCGGCTTGAAATGATGCGCGCTGCCTCCTCCAGAAGGGGATAATGTTCATCCCACACCTTCTCGTTGTGTTGAGCCAACTCATAAATGGCTGCTCGTAAGGTGTACGCCGTCAACGTGTACTGGTCTGATGAACGCGTCTTATTCCACTTGATCATCTCGACGATGGTATCGATATCGAGCGGTCCACGGAATCGATGTTGCTGGGTATCGAACTCAAATGTTCTCTTCAGGAAACACACTTGGCTAAGAGTCTTAGTTGCCACGAGAACACCGGTTTTCGCTTCATCGGTGTACGTCATCCCAAAGGTAGAATACGCTTCAGCCATGGTGATCTGATTAAACCACTCGGTGATCTCGTCAGAAACGTTCGTGACGTCATCATCGCCGTAGTTCGCGTGGCTCACACACCTATCGAACTCGCTCATGAGTGCGAACTTTGGTGCATAACGGCGTGCGCAAAGGAGGAAAACAGCGCGTATCAGAATCGAATGCAACACGGAATTGAGAACAGATGTGAAAGGACACCCAGATGGTTGGCCGTGCGTCCACATGTAAACGGTGCTACCGTTGATGTGCACCGAATTGACGATCTCGAGCCACAACATTTCTCGAATTTTCTTCTCTTCCGCGTAGTTGGCTCCAGGAGCAAGGCTGTAAAAGAATTCAATAACCTCGAGAACGCTCCAGACTCCATCAGCAGGCAACGTGCCATCGTAGTTGGTAAAATCACCAGCCACGACTCGATCGCCCTTAGATCGTAACTGAAGAGCGAGAACGTGCCAGTCCATGGAAAAGGGGTTAATGCCAACACACGATTCATATGACACTGCATGGCGTGCCATATGAGCTGTAAAACCCATGAAGTATTGACGCAAGAGTAAAGTGAGAACCATCTCACCTGCGGAAAACAACCGCGTCTTACCTGCATCCACTTTCTCAATTGGACGCAGCTCATCCTTGAGCGTATCAGTAAAGTATGCGCCCGCTCTCTCCCCGCGGCGTAATTTTGCCAGCATCTTGTCTCGGGCCTCATGAAGCTCAAGATTGTCGAGCACATACTCGTCAGTGCCCAACCACTGAGTTTTCCCTTTGCCAGTTTTCAGCCAGCCGTAGCCTGGAGACGACGATCGGTTGACGGGTTCATAATAATCATCACCCGGAACACCAGCAACTGATTCCTCAAACGATAACACTCGCCTATCAGAGTCACGACCGGGAGCTATCATCTGGCGCACATGGTGAGTGGCCGCCTTCAAAGCCGATGGGTCCATCATAACCTGGGGCTGGCACGCTTTAGCGAGGGCAATCGCCATGGGGTCCTTCCACTCAGTGCCATCATGGAAACTTGTCAGATGTGCTGGTTTCTTTGTCGCTGGTGGTCCCAAATGAGACACGGGAGATTCTCGAATTGCTGAGGTCTTTGCTCGATAAACCTTAGATGTCGCATACCCCACATGAACTGTTGCCCCGGGGATAGGAGCTGGGAATGTGACAACACCCCCTTCAATAACAACATCGGCCGGCGAATCCACATCGATCGCGTTGTTGAGGAACGAGTGTGAGAAGCGACAGACGGTGCGCATCTTACTGAGCAATTTTTCCAGGAGCTGTTGATGTATAGCACAGGCTGCCCCTGTGTACAAACCCAGCCCGGACATTCCGGCCATATGCACTCCAATGATCTTCCGATTAAAACGAACGTCGAATGCCACGACCAATCCACCGCAGTCCCCAGGTGCTGTTTCCAATGCGTACATATAGTACTCACGAATTTTCCGCGTCTGGCCTGCATAAGAGAGATCAAAAAGTGTACGTTCATAGGCGCGGCAGATGGTTGATTCTCGCATCATAACAACAGGCTCTTTCTCTGAGCCGCTGAAGCCAACGAGACAGATCTTGCTGAGTTCCTCGAAACGACTAAAGTCCTCTGTTGTCATGAAAAATTTTGTGATGTCACCGTGGCACGGAACAAACTTCGGGAACTCAATGACACACACATCGCGTGTCACACCTGACATGTCTTGCTCTGCCTCGACGATGACCATATCGCTCCTCTTGAACACCAAACGAGATCGCGTGACTGGAGAATACAACGCAACATTGTCACGAAGCAAATGCACAATATGGGCATTGGTGATTCCAATGCGTCCCTGCAGCATCGTCACTGTACCCAAACGCAGCTCAGTTGTTGCGTCATCTTCCCAAGAAGAGATCTGGTACATTGCACGCAGCACCTTTGTACGAATTTCAAAAGCATTCTGATCAGTCACAGAGTAAGCGGGACCACCATGCTGCTCTTTGGTTTCACAAGTCGAAACAGGTTTCGCAGCAGGGTTATTATCATACGTGGTTTCGCACACAGTTGATGTGCGTGCCTGCGGGTCGTTAGTATAAGCCGCTTCGAGACGAATCAGAGATGCCTCTACTACAGAAGCTGGACGCGCGCTGACGGCGCCAACTGTGTAGGCCTCGATATTTGACTCGGTCCACTTGTTGTGAGTAACATCATAAACGTAACCACCAATGAACACACGTCGTGGAATTTTGTCAAACCACCCACGCTGGAATGCGAGATCAAAGTCCTTCTTGATGAAAATGTCCAGACCCGTATACTCAACAGCGGTCAAGTATTTTTGAATCTCACACAAAATAGCAATATCGTGTGGGTCAGTAAAGCGCACAGGTCCACAAACTCGTTCCTTGACACCAGCGAAGAGCCGCAAAAGCTGAGTCAAAATGGTAGTTGCAACAAAACCAGCAACAGCACCAAGGAGCAAGCGGGAGAAAAACTTCCGCCACGGTCCGTATGTCTCATCCGATTCTGACAATATCCGACGGGCCTCGAGCATAGTACCACTGATGATACGCCTTCGCAACGAACCCATGTGCATTCTAAATGCATTTACCGATTCATTGTTAACGTGGTCGCAAGTACACACTCTTACTCGTCCATCAAACTCCAGTCGCGACAACCCCTCGTTCGCAGTACCCAGGGCCAAACCTTCATACGCAAGGTGGTAATTGCGCATAAACTCCAATTCGTGCCCTGGCTGCACCTCAACGCAGTGAGCCGCCATCAATCGAGATGACAGTCCTCGTTGTGCTGTAGTAGGAGCCGCCGTTGCTCTGGCAGCCATTGCCTGAATCTCTCCCAAAGCACCGTGGTGGCGCGGGTCAGACCAAGTCATTAATGTAGCCATCGGGTTGACGTGACGATGCACTTTCATCAACGTCCCATACCACGAGCGCTGATCGTAATACTGCACCGGGTGGTTTGAAACGAATTCAGAAAACAGCTGGTTATCGGTCACATCAACACCAACCAGCTGGCTCTCTGCGGTCGCGCCATCACACGGTAACGCATCGAGCGACGCAACAGCTTCCTCAATGATGGGATCGTCAACACGTGGTGCCACTCGTGGAACACGTTTATTCCACATCTCACGAACTCGATCACGAATGTCCGCTCCAGCTTGTGCATTCTGGGTGACTCGATACGCGACTTCACCGGTAGCAGCAACAGCCTGAATCTCCGGCGTGACCACGGGGGGTTGCACCATACCAGCAATGCGCGTGAAATAAGCACTTCTGTCAATACGCGCTGCATCGCCCTGAGCCTGCTTCCTTTCCATTGCGTTAACGCAAGAGTCCGCCATGGCTTCAAAGGCTAAGGGCTCACCAATTCGAGTAAATGGAGATCGACCTTCTGTAGCCAGCTCTTGGAACACACATGTGTTACGCAACGCCTCTGGGTCAACTGCAGCTGCCTCCATAACCTTCACCATGTTCAGGCCCTTGACTGTAACAGTTCCGAGTATTTTCTCCTGAACGAACTCTGGCTTCACGATCTGCTTGTAACGTAAATGAACACGGTTGCGAACAGCTTGTGGATTTGTCATAGATTCAATATGAAAATCTTCAACGTTGGAGGTCCAAATGATAACACGGGGTTCGAAAACTGCGTTCGCCTTGTCCGACAATGCTGCCATCGTCGGTCGAAATGGTACCGAATTTGTCGCTCTAATTTGGTCGTAGAACTCCGGATTCGGCCGATTTTGGGTATCCTTCAAAGAACCGATATCGTCAAAAATAACGATCTCGGTCCCTGGTCGGAAACCGTCCCAAAATTCTGAGATCGGGTTGCGGTAATATACCTTCGACACAAGTGTCTCAGGGTCCGTATAACCCATCTTTACCAAAAGGTGTGAACACAGATAGTCCATGTAGGATGACTTTCCAACTCCCGAATCTCCGACAAGATGGATGACCAGCGGCGGGGTTCTCATTCGCAGTTGACCTGAACCTACCTCAATAGACATCTCACGAAGACGCTGCAAAAACATGAACGAAGCTTTGAACCGAGCCGTCGCCACCATTGGCAAACGCAACGCGTCGAGTTGCGTATTAATCGAATCTGCTCGTGATAGGAGATCATTGACACGCAATTTAATTGCATTATTCTCCTTAATCTGTTCGTAAATGCCAACTGTATTCAATTCACGCACTTCATCGCAAAAAGCGTCAATACCTGCAAACTCATTGAGATCATCACCGTTGTAACCGAGGAAAGTCTTCTTGAGAAAATCCATAATGACTTTGGATCCAGATGACGCCAAATCCATTACAATTTTGGCGCCTGTCACGCTTGCTCCGATTCTGGAGAATCTCATGATAAACTGATCAACGTCACGCGTAGCCGGTAGTGATTTGAAGAGGAAAAGAGAAATGGCGCTGATCAAACCAGTGATTGCCATACCGATGACCTGTAAAGGGTCGATTGATTGAGCATGCCATCGTGACAAGAATTCCATAACCTGATCGGCAGTATCACGCAATGGGATGTTGGATAGAAAATGCGTGAATGCTACTAAAAAGTTGGACACTGACCAGCCGCCTGCTGCCATATGCGCTACAAAGAAGGAGCCTTCCTTCAAAATCTGCTTCCAATCCAAAGGACCAGCCAATCGATCTGCCTCGGCGAAAAAGTTCGTGAACATCGACGTGTCGAACGAATGAATCATTCGAACCTCAGTGTCGAACAATTGAGCTTCTCCTCCGTGTTGAGTGACTGCGTCCCGCAACTTATTGCGGCGCTTACCACTTCGCGGCGTAGCAGTCTTCTGTACTCTTTTCTCACATCGCCAGAACTCTTTCTGCATCGCGTCGCTCATCCACTTGAGCTTACGACCTCGCGCTTCTTTCTTGTTGAGTGCAATACACTGCTCAACAGAGATATCCTCAACAAAGTCAAGAATATCATCTTCTCGTTGAAACGCCAGATTTTCGGATGTTCCTGGTTCTGAAAGTGATGTGGGGAGCACTCGGATGTTATTGTGTGCATCATGGTACCAGGCGTCTTCTGAACAATCAAAGGGGATATTTGCACCTTCATATTTGAAAGTGCCACAGACGGAAAGTTCGGTCGCTTTCTTAGCCGCGCTCTTCTTACTCCGACGTCGTTTGACGGTCGTCCACTCATAAGAGCTTGTGAGCGGATTTTCGACTGGGGGCTCTCCATACTTCCACGTTATTCCTGAGACTGAGCCATCAAAGTTCTTCACAACAAGTGCACTTAGGGCAACTGACATCTTGGTGGTAAAATTGGTTTGCCTTAGTTTCGATGCCCGAAGGATGATATGCACACAGGCCGCTACCCGGTCTTCGCCTATGAGCTATGCTCCAATAGGTGGCACACATATCACCGCACACCTCTAGCCGGCACGCCTAACTCCAACTTACTTCATTGGAAACATTGTAGAGCGAAGTTAATCGATACAATAGTCCAACGAAGGGTCAAAGGTTTGCACTAGAGGCCATCTTCCCGGAATCACTATCGCCACGGATTCTCACGCGTGTACGAGTTCAACAGCCGAATGCTCTCGCTAACGTCTGGGGTACTAGCCCAACAACGCTCGCCTGCACGCGATTCCTTTCAGAGGGGCGCCACTGGAGCAGCGGATGTGATAATGGACGATGCAGGGACCGAGGTCAGTCCCCGGATCATCCACATCATCCGCGTTTCCAGTCCGAATAATGGGCGCTGAAGAGATACACCACGGTAATACAGCTTACTCCCGTGCATTTGGGGTCCCTATTCCTGAGTAAATACCTAAGCTCTGCTCACAGCCAGCTACTAAACGTTGCACAAAGTTTATGTGACACTTGCCTTATCAGGGCTACCATGCCGCTCAACACGCAATATCGCACCAACCCTCGTCATAACTTTACACTTATCTGGGATGAGAGTTTTTACGATATCGAGATCAGGCTTCTATGGAGTGCTTTACAACGAATTCTTCTGGTTCACCACAGAACTAACATAAGACGAATAAACTTAGGGTTTAAACGAATCACCTCAACATACACACACACATACATACACACACACACACCTATATGAAATTTCGACGATGAGGATAGTGATGAAGTAGAGAATAATGAGAAAATGAAATGAAAATAGAAACTTCCAACTCTGCTAGTGAAGGTGTTCCAAGAGCATCTTAGACTGGTTCTCAAGAGCATCTTGATCTGGATCTTTACCGGGAGCTTCCCGGCCAGGTTCGC